TCACTGTGCGCGCAGACTTCCTCCGCCGTGACGATGCCTCAAGACGGGGATAGTTTCAGGTGCAAGCAAGTCATGTTTTTTCGCGAAAGCCATAAAAAGCCCGCGAGCTGTTTCAGTTTCAATCTCCCCTGTCAGCACGCCTTTGCAAGCATTCAAAGCTATGCTGTGTGAAATATCCCGGCTATGAACTGGCCAGTCATTCAACAACTGGTAGGCGTCCAAAACAGAGGTGATGTCTACGGGTACGCCAAGGCCAACCAAGACGGAAACGGGCCTCATGAAATACTTCTCCATCATGACAATTGTTCCCTTTATAAAAAGGAAGGCGCAATTAGCGCCCTCCCCGGTTGCTGATATTAGGCCGCCTCTTGATGTTTTGACTTCGCCACCCCCTTCGATGCCGAGACGGTTTCCTCTGTGCCAATTGAAATCTTGCGCGGTTTCATGGCTTCTGGAACCTCTCGGATCAACTCAATTGATAGCAGACCATTCTCAAGCCCTGCACCGGTTACACGCACGTGATCAGCGAGCTCAAACCTGTGCTCAAACGGGCGTCCAGCAATGCCTCGGTGAAGATACTCGGACTGTTGTGACTCTTCCTTCTTCCCGGTGACCGTTAGGAGATTGGATTGATACGTCAAATCCAGATCGTCCTGTGAGAAGCCCGCCACAGCGACCGTGATCCTGTAGGTGTCTTCACCCGTTTTCGCAATGTCGTAAGGCGGCCAGTCGCTTATCGACCTTGCACGCTGAGCGTTTTCCAAGAGATTGAAAACCCGGTCGAAACCAACGCTTGACCGGAACAGTGGTGCGAAATTTGAATTTGCTGTCATTGCCATATCCTCCTTGAAGCAACATGACGCTGAGACGCCGAAGTTGACGCCTCCAGCGGTTTCGATCCTACTTGAGCGATCGACGCAAAATGATTTAGTTTTGGCCAAATCGAATTCAAGGACTTCGGCAAAAAAAAATTTAGGAGAACGCCTCAAGTCGAATGCAGTACATTCCGAAGGACAGAGCGGCGCGCAAAGAGACAGTGGATATCAGTTTAAAATTAAAATCATACAGATCATATGTGTTGACTTTTTTCCAAAAATACTCGTATTTGTTGTAAAGTGTGTTTTTGGAGATTTGCATGGCAACCGCTACTAATCCTGCCCAAGACTTAGTTGATGAAGAATTTCCTTCCATTTATCGTCCATTAGTTCCGGCGGCTTTGAAGCGCGCGTACGCAAGTGCTGATCAAGCTTTCGAGAAGCTTGAATTCTTGAGTACACCCAGCGGTAAATTTCAACGTGGCGACTTGGTAGTACTCGCTGCGGAGTTTGAGTTTTATAAGCTTATCCGAGAAGGCCAATTACCGTTTGATCCGTGCTGGGAGGACTACGCCAGCCCCACAGGTAAGCATCTCGTTATGAAATCGCCGTCTGCTCAGATCACTTTAAACCAGGTAGATTATCCTCACCAAAAACCTAGGCGTGCTATCTTCCGCGACCAATTCGCTGTTCCCAATACACGGTATCTTTTTGCTGAATGGAACAGGGAGCACGATGACAATCAAGACAAAAAGCATATTTTGTTGCTCCATGGGCATGGTGACTTGCGTTTTGCAAATCTCTCAGTCCCGCACCCGTCTCAAAACCGATTGATTTGGTGGACAGAGAACTTGTTGAAAGTTCCACATACAATTAATGCGGGATCAACTGCCAACGTCGGTGAAGGCCCTACGGAGTCGCCCGATGCAGAACTTGTAGAGGAAATTATAAAGACGATTCGGGATTCACGATGAACGAGAACGTTTTCCAGTTTCCTGATCGTACTGCAGGCGTGGTTCCTCAGCGCATTGCGGATGCACGGATTGCACTTCAACTCTCTAGGTCGGATGTAGCACGGGAATTAAACGTGAGCGGGACCGCCGTTGGGTATTATGAAAATGGCGACCGCCGACCCGACATGAACACCCTCATGCAACTATCATCTGTTTTAAAACAACCGGTATCTTTTTTCTTCAAGGAAACTTCTAACAAGTTGCAAAAGAAAAAAGTGCGTTTCTTCAGAAGTGTCGGTCCAAAAAGCAACAAAGTGAATATGGCATTGGACGTTCGCACCAATTGGTTGAGCGAGTTTGTTGATACACTTTTGGGTGCGGGCATTCGGCTTCCAGCGCCTAATGTGCCTTTGTTTAATGACGTAGAGCCCGATGGAGAGTTCTCTCTTGAACAAGTGGAATATATTGCCGCGAGAACACGTCGGCACTGGGCTTTGGGTGACGGTCCCATAAATAATATGGTTGCACTATTGGAATCTCAAGGTGTCATTGTTGGACGCTTTGGTATGGCTTCCGAAAAGATTGACGCATTTTCGTGTTGGATTGAATCAACACCTTTCATCATCTTAGGGTCTGAGAAGGGCTCGGCAGTGCGGTCAAGATTTGATGCTGCCCACGAGCTGGGCCATTTGATCCTTCATCGAGATATTACGTTAGATGATATGGAGTCGAAAAGTACTCGGTTAAGGATCGAACGTGAAGCCAACTGGTTCGCTGGGGCTTTTTTGGTGCCTAAAACAGCTCTTTTGAGGGAGTTTTACTCACTTCGAGCGAGCCATCTGAAAGGGCTGAAACAGCGGTGGCTAGTTTCGATGCAATCAATTGCTCATCGCGCTCGAGATATCGGCGTGATCGATGACAACCAGTATGTTTCGTTTCGAATTCAGATGACCAAAAGAAAAGAACTTAACAAGGAGCCATTGGATGATGTGATCCCGATTGAGCGACCAGGCCTTCTTTACAATGCTTGGCGAAAGCTCGTGGATAACGGGCGCTTGCCGGAATTAGAATCGGAGGATTCACTGTCGTTTTCTTTTGAAGTACTGCGAGACCACCTAGGTCGTGAAGTCAGCGCGGTCGAACGTCAAAATGCTGGCATGCTCTCTTTAATTCAGGCTGATAAGAAATAGTCGAAATCCCCCATTACTCAGATCACTTAAAAAAGCCCCGGCATCCGTCAGGACACCGGGGACTCATAACATGTATGCTTGGCATGGATGGTTGAGCTATAACATGGATGGCTATACCTCAATCCATACTTTCAAAAACGGGCGGCTGAAACGGCACGAGTGATGTGCTCGGGGTTATCTCGAATTTTATGTGTGGGGCATTTACCTTCACAGTCCAGCCCAATCTCTGAATGACATTGCAAGCAAACTCCAGCTTCACCTCATAATAGGCGGTTCCAACGGCAGCGTTGGCTGGGATAGTAATGCTGCGCTGATAGACTTCTCGCCCCTTCTTAAGATTGGAGCCGACAGTGAAGTTCGTTATTGAATGACGAGTGCCTGCCGAATCCACCAGCCAGCGCTTTACGGTTGATGAACAAATCCGGGACCGCTCGACTTCAAATTCCACCTCAATGGTTCCGCCCTGTGGGACTGATACCGAAAGCGCAGATGCTTTGATGTAAAATATCGGTGGCTGGCGATCAGCGACCATTATCCCGAGACTGACCGCCCCGTAGATGGCAAAGGCTGCAAACAGTGTCATCGCCCCCTTTGCCCACATGCTCATTGATTTCAGATCTTGAACCATGCGAACACCTTCAACATTCCTTCCCAGAACATGATGGTTCCCAGGAATATCCCGAGTACGCCCACGATGAGCCATTTGAAGAACTTGCCGATCACCTTGGCATTGCGAACCATGACAAAGATTTCGGTGACATCCTCTGCTGGCGCTTCAGCTACCACTTCCAAAGTGTCGATGTTCTTCTCTTCAAGCTGTTCGAAGAACCTCTTGGTTTTGTCTGGTAGCTGAATCCAGCGCTGTACTGCAGCCGCGTCTTTGTCCATTGGCATGCCCTGTCCTATCGCAATGCTGGAATGCTATTTCGCTGCGGGTATTGTTATGTCGGGAATTCCGGCCGGCGTCTTGATCTGTACGCTTACACTTGGCGGCACTTTCGCATCAATCTGGGCAGCAGCAGTGAGCGCCTTGGTGGAGTTTTTGGTGTAGTACCACCAGCCCACAGAGATGATCGCGAGGAAGGCGCCAGTAAGATTCTCAGCATTGGCCTGATCAAGCCCGCCGCTTGCGACGAGATAGCCGGAGAGGATTTGCAGGAAGTGCCGAACCATTGGCAGAACGACGGTGTTGAAGATGACAGTCTTGTCCATGGGAATTTCCTTCGAGGATTAGATGATTGATCCGAGAGCGTCCTTGCGAACGTCGAATGAGGGACACGCCTTGGCGGCGTATTGCTTGTGGCCGGTGACTTTCTTGATCGCGGGATATTTGGAGATCAGCGCCTTTACCGTCGCGATCAACGCGGCTTTCTGGGCTGGCGTGCGCGTGTCCTTGGCTGTCTTGCCGTCCTTCGCGACGCCGCCGACATACACGATGCCAAGCGTGCCGGTGTTATGACCCGCTACATGTGAGCCAATCTGCGCTTCCGGCCGTCCTGGCTGAACGGTCCCATCAAGCAGAACAACGTAGTGATAGCCAATGTCCTTCCAGCCCTGCGCCTTGTGCCAGCCCCGGATTGTCTCAACCGAAACATCACTGCCCTCTGGCGTGGCAGTGCAATGGATGATGATTTCGTTGATAGCACGGGTGGCTTTGGGCTGGGCAGTAACTGGCGACTTGCTGTCTACAGGCGGTATTGTGGCAACCGGCACTTTGAGTCGATCCAAAGCAAGAGCCACGCCATCGTGATACTTCTGTCCGGCCTTGCCATCCAGCACGCCTACGTCAATGCCAAGCGCTGTCAGGCGCTTCTGGTTATCCAGAATCGTTGTCATGATGATTTCCTCAAAGATATGGAACATGAGAGAGCCAGCGCGAGTTAATACGAGGCTGGCATGGGTAGATACGTGTCGGCAGAGGTCCTGACGCCGTTACATCACTCCAATGACGAAGGGCGTCAGGCCTCACTTTAATCTGAAGTTTCAGTTTAGACGTATAACCTCATTATCGGAGGTGAATGTCATGACCGATGAGAAGGACAGACCCTATCTTACAAGCGTATGGCCCTATTTACTGATCGTCGCTGCGCTGTCGGTGGTATCGATTGTTGCCGGTCGCGCGTGTTCTGAAAGGCATGAGCATGGATATCGAGTACCAGCTCATAAAGATGTGCAATAAGTTGCTAGATCGAAGTGTGTATTGTTCTGCCTCAATCTGTACTCCAAATTGTTGCTGCTGATATGGGAGTTTCAGCACGGCTCGGGGTTCTGCACGATAGCGAGCCTCGAGCCACCCTCAACACATTTAACTATGCATGATGAATTGCACTTGTCCTACAAGTGGGTTTAACTGGTCTATGCCACCCTATAGAATGGCACCTTCCCAGCGCTGACTTAACTAGCCCTTTATCGGCGCTGGGATAACATTTGGTCGGTGTGCTCTTTCTGCACTCGACTCCCCAAGATCAGGAATGCCAAAAATAATAACCAGAGAACTGAAGAAACTCAGGGGATATATATGGAAATATTAGTAGCGTTCGCGTGCGTTATCGCAGTTTTGTTCCTAGGTCTCATAACATTGTTGAAAGTCCAAAAGCGCTCTATCGATTAGGCAGGGTCGCAGTAAACTAAGGCCGCACCGGCCAGATGACCATGGTGGGGTCTTCCAATCCATTGGTCATGTCGCGAAGCGCTTGCCGGTATGCGGCCCACTTCGCTGTATCAACCGGAGCATCAGGCATTTGCGTCCAGTCAGTTTCTGCAAGGATGGCATTTCGCCTTGCTCGCAGCGCCTGCCACGCTTCTTCTACTAACAACGCCGTATCAAATGGTTTGATTTCGTTGCCAGCCTCTATCCAGTCAAGCAATTCCTGACTGAGGGAGTTTTGCGCTTTGCCTTCAACAACATCATAAAAGATAGTTTTAGCCATACCGTTGCGGATGATTTCGACTGAACCAAGCCGATCATAGGAAGCGGCGGTAATGCCGGTTTGATCCATTGTATCGGCAACGCTGTAAGCGACAGCAGAAATCCAGTTTTTGACTTCCTGAAGGGTTTTCATCAAACCTCCCGTCACAGCTTGGCAGCATCGGTGAAGAACTGATCGACCTGTTCAAGGGCAAAGCCCAATGCCGCAAAGCCTTGCTGCAGCATTTCGTCTGTGCGCAGGAACGTTCCACTGTCGGCATAGGCAGCTTTTGTCCGCTCGTCCTGCGTGGCAATCCAGCCCCCAACTTGATCAAGGAGCCCGGCATCGATGAGCTGCAGGCGGAACTGGCGGCGCGTGACACGATCCGGCACCAAGGCAGTCGTTTTCATTTCCTTGGTGACGACAGTTGCAGGATCAATCTTCCACATCGGTTTGTTCCCCCACCTGAACCTTTGGGTACATCGCTTCCCATTCTTCCCTTGTCGGCATGGGCGGCTCTTCAATCACCGGATCATGCGGGACAGCAATGTCACCGTCAGCCGCATCCCTGATGCAGCGTGGGTAAGCGACGTGCTGGGAAGGATTGAGACCATGAGGAAGCGCAAGGGTAAGATTGATCTTGCCGTTGATGCGCGAGACTTCACCGCAGATGAAATCACACGGGATGATGCCTGAAGGGATTGTTCCTCCATCCGGCAAATCGGTAAAATCGAACTGTTCGCCGTTGATGGTGAGAATGTCACCGGATTTGCTCAAAGTGAGAGTGGCATCCATGACGATGGGTGAAAATGTTATTTTCATCAGTACCACCTTCCAATTGAACAATAAGACACAGCGATATCCACGGTCGCACCCGCTGCCGTCCGACCGCAATAAATGGTGATGCTTGTTGCATTTGCGCCGCCCGGAGAAACCATGAACGCTCTCGGATCACTGGTCACGCATGCGACATTGGATCGGAGCCCAACAGCTCCAGCAACAAATGCAGCAGGATAGGTAAACACGCCACTCGTGACCGCATTGCCAGCCGCGCTGATGACACCGCCACCCCAGCAAATCTGAACGCCATCGGAGAACCTTATGAAGTATCCATTTGCATTATTGCCAGCCACTGAACTTGCCGAAGCCCACGCGGACCATGTCGCATCGGTCACGCCCTTGGTTCTAACGAGAACGTAGGGCAGCGCAGTCGTTCCGAAATAAGCTCTGGCGATCTGGTGAAGAGCATTGTTTCCAACGTAAATTGCTTGTGTCATCACGTGGAAGAACGAAACGCCCGGGATCGTCGGCGTTCCTGCAACTGCCGTCCCGTACAGGCCGGAATCACCTGCTACAGCATTGTTGAGATTGGCATCCGCTGCCGTTGGATAATAACCGCCAAACCGTGACAGTGACGCCGCCAGTGCACCCTCGACAAGCACGGAACGACCAGCCGTAATGTCAAACCCGTTCGCTTGTGGCGGTATATAGTCAACCAGCCCCATGGTGGTTGCATCCGTGAACATCGTGAGCTTGTTCGGCGCACCATTCAATGCGGCCAAGGCGGCAACGCTTGCCTGGCTGAGCATCTTGCGCACTTGGCCAAGCAGGACGCCATAACGGGAATTGTCACCCTGCCACCTAATCCAATAAGCCGAACCGGCAGGCAGTGTCGGACCACGCCAGTTGTCCTTCAGGGTGATGGACGTATTGCTGTTCACCGTATCAATACGGGCACGGGTATAACCGTCACTGCCGAAAGTATCACCGGGCTGGATGCCATCAGTGAGCCAGAACGTGCCAACGCCGGTTACATTCTTGGTGCCGGTTGTGACTGATACGGTCCCGGCAACGATGTCTGTGTCTTCCGCCATCAGTTTGCCTTTCCGGGTTTCGAAGGGGTCAGCTTTGCGACGTCCTCGCGAACCTCATCCAAATTCTTCTCTGCCGCTTCCACCCGCTCCTGTAGCTGCTTGTTGGATTCCAGAAGTTCCGCATTCTTCTGCTGTTCGCGGCGCAATGCTGCCCGAAGTCCAATGGTGCGGGTTTCATAGAACATCTTCACCGCCATCAGTTCTTCGGCATGGTCAATCGGCAGGATATCCGGCTCCTTCGGTGCCATCGCTTCGGCAATGGCTTCGAGCGTTCCGGCTTCGTTTGTCGTTTCAACAGTCATGTTCTCTCCTTCCCGCTTTCACGGGCTGCAGTGGAATTTTCTAAGAGTTGTGGTGTTACTTTTTCCACCAGACGGATTTGACGTAGGCGCTTAGGACAGTTGCACCCACGGTGTTGGTTTGGTTTTGATATTCAAGAATGTAGGTATTTGTGCCCAGTGCTGGTGTGGTGTGTAGAAAGAATCCGGCGTCGTTTATCGTTCGTTCAACGGCACCACCGCCAGACGCTGCAACTGTGTTGTCGATAGATTTCAGGATTTCGCCGGATTGAACATGACGTCAGCGAACTTTCGCAAATGATATCGAGCCAGTAGCTGCTCTAACGAACGTGAATAGGCCATACTCACAAAACACCGGGGTCTGTTCAGGATTCTGGGTAACGATTGTCGAACCCGCAACCGTGGTCCAGCCTGCGTTGTTGTTGCCATTTGTTTGCTGCGCTAGAGAATAATCGGCATTTGCCGTCACCGCACGAAAGCCAAGGTTTGAAGTGCCGACGATGAGATTGCCAATGATCGCATTGCTGATATCCACGTTGCCAAGCGTGGACGAGATCGCCGACAGCATGTTTGCGCGAACATCATTGAGGTAAAGCACACCGGCTTGAAAGATCAACGGATACTTTTTCGCCGATCCGCTGATGACGGCAAAACGATCTGCATTGACCAGAAATTCGCTCATTCCTCCGGCAAGTGCACTCAGGAAGGCCGCTGCTTGACTAGTAACACCTCCGGCTGATGCCGATACGCTCAGTCCCATGGTGGAAAGTGCACCGGACTGCGTTGCAACCTGTTCGGCGCGAAAGATGCCGTTGGCGTAAACATTCCCTACACGCGCTTCATTGACATCAACGCGATTGGTAACAGCAGTCAGTTCACCGTCGATTGTACTGACTGTTGTCGAGAGCGTGTTCGTGATGGCAGCAAGCGCTTGAAGACCCGTTTGCGGATCATTCATTCTTGCCGTCAGCTCAGTAATGCTGAGTGCCGCTGCTGCGCTCTGGGTAGCCACTGCGCTGATCTGCTGACGGAACGACGCTGCAAAGTTTCCGACCTTGGCCTGAACTGCTTTGAAATCCTCTGCCGATTGTGCACCGGACTCCGCGATCAGCGACATTATCTGCTGTCTCGCATCGGATGCAACACGCAGGGATTTGCCGATCCAGTCGAGCTTTTGCGTTAACTTGGCAATGGTGTCGTCAACCATGCCTGGCAGATATACCGTTTCGCGGCTGGTCTTTGTCGCAGTGGTCAGCCAAGGCGTGAATGTTTTGAAACGATCAGGTACCGTCTCAATCGTTGCCCGTGCCTCATAGAACACGCCGGACTGAACATTCTTCGCAGTTGTGTAAACGCCTTTTTCCGGCAATCCGGTCTGGTCTTCAAACTCTTCCGTCGTGCCTGCCACGCGATAGAAAAAGCGAACGGCAATGATCGTTGGGTCTTGGGGCGGTGTCCAACCAAAACGAAGCGTCGGACGTTCAAAGCCGTCCTCGCCCTCTTGTATGCCTACCTCGACAGCCCAGCCTTGTACCGTTGTCAGGATGGAAGGATTGATTGGCGGTGAAGGCGGGATGATGACAGGGCCAGGCTCAATATTGCCATCCGCATAGATATCTGCGCCAGTTTCGGAAAGGAGAAGCGTGAACTGGAAACGTTCGTCACATCGCCATTCTGTTATCAGCCAAGATTTACTTTGGAATGTAACCCATTCACCTTCCTGTACTTTCAGTCCTACACGGCGGCTGACCGGAACCGTAGCTTGGCCGCCTTTTCTGTTCTGGCGGTAGCGAATATTGAGCAGGTATTGAGCAATATCCGGATCAGAGACCTGCAGAAAATCATTGCTGGTCTGGCGTCGCCTTCCATCTGTCGCAATATCCGCGTTGACGACAATCGGCTTTAGGCTCTCGGCGCTCCAGTTGCTTTCAATGGAGGTGAACTGGCCCGACATCATGTTGAACATGTCGAAGGCCGACTTGCGCAGGCTGAGTTCCTGAGCACGGTCTATCGGGATATCAGCGGCAGTAATTTCCAGGACAGGTATTTGGGGCGCACCCGGAATAACGCCCGAAAGGCCACGACGATTCAGGCCATACCCTGCCATGGCATCGTCAAATTCCTTCAGGATTTCTGTATGATCATCATCGCCCTGAACGTAGATGGCGCTCTGGTAGGTTGGCTTTCCCTTCCTGATAGTGTCGCAGACGTTCATCGCAGCGAAATATGACGACAAATCAAGCTGACCGAGTGACTTGCCCTCACCAATCAATGTGCGGCCGGAGATTAAACCTTTCAGACCGAGCTGATAATTAAAGCGTTGCAGGGCGGGATTCTTGCTGAACTGCCAAGTCGCAGGATTGTCCAAACGATGGGCGCCAGAACCTCCGGCAACAGTGCTATCCTTGCGCGGGTCATAAAGCCGAAGCCCGCGAAGCACGAACTCGAACTCTGGCTGGCCTTTTTCGAAGCGATTATCGTATTCGCGCTCGACAACAACATAGCACAGGCCTGCGCAAACACTTGTCGCCTTCCACTTACGGCCAAGATCATTGGTATCATTGACAAGCTTGGTATCAACCGGCTGCCCCGGACGCCCGTCATAAAAACGGATCGTCAGGTTGTTGCCGAAGTCCTCGACATAGTAACGAGCAACCTCCCCGCCTTCTACAGGTTGAGGAACAAGGGTCTGCTTTTCGCCATAAAAATACAGTCCCTCAAGCCCGTCACACCATCCGTTTGAAAGGATATAAACGTCGCCATTGAACTTGTTGCCTTTGCCCCATTTGGCATAATAGGCGCGATGGCCTTTGACTTTGCCGGTGCCATACATCGCTCCAACGGGAACATCAGCACCGTACTGAATTTCTCCTTGAACAGCGGAATACTTACGCTTCTTCGGCCGGTTTAGATAACTGACTGCAAGGCGCGCACCGAAAGCGAGTGCCGAGGATATCAGTGTTGCTGCAAGCGTAGAGCCAGCAAAAAGCGCGCCAGCAATCGCAGCGCCAATAGCCGAAAAAATGGGCATGAATGATTATCCTGCGCGGAACGCTGCGATGCAGTCAGTCAGGTTGTGGTAGGACTGGCCAATCTCAATCTTGGTGATGAAGCGCGAGCCGAGGCATATGCCGACATGCTCATGCGGACCAAGCTGAAGGATGACGATATCGCCAAGACGCGCTTCAGCCGGCGCACAGCGTTCGGTGAGCGTTTCAAACAGTGGAACGAGAGAAGTATGCCCTCTGCGCCGCAATGCTCGCTGCGCGCCCGCCATGGTCCGATATGCCTTGGCGAACTTCTTGCGGTTGTCCGAACCGGACAGCGCATCGAGCATGGCGATTCCAAGAAAGAAGCAGTCGGCAATGCCAAACGCATACGGCTTCGCTAGCTCCGCTGTAAGCGTAGCCTCGACAATCTCGAATCTGGTCATGGATCAGCCTGTCTTTTGGCCCCATTCGATAGGCTGGCTGCCTGTGACAGATGCATATTCTAAGCATGTGTCGGTCAGCGAGTTATCGAACTGCTGCTCTTCCTGAGAGCGTTTCACTTGAGTAGAGCCGCGAGCAGATCGCCCCGGCGGTTGAAGGTCTATGGAGAGGGTCAGTGAACGCTCCCCGTTCGCATCAACAGCGCCCTTGTTGTAGGAAACCTTGTCGATCTCATAGAGGCTTGATGCCAGAACACCCAAGACCTCATCAGTTGCAGGATCGCCGCAAAGATGGGCAATAATGACCGGAGCGTTCGGATAATTGTATTCCTCAATCTTCGCTATGGCGTCGTTTGGATCGGCGATTGGAACATTGGAGAACGTGATCGTCCTGGTAGTAACTGCCACGCCGAGCGCACTGTTCATTGATCCGGCTGAAAGAAAGCGATTAGGCAGATAGACCAGACCGTTATAGGTGAATGGCCTTCCTCCCCGGTGGTATCCGATAGTCTTTCCCGGCAAGTCGAAGCGGATGAGATCGAGACGACGAATTTGGCCGGACTCGACTGCAGCATTGACAGCGGGATCAAGCACAACACTCATGAGAAGAATACCTCAGTAGCAGCGAAACTTGGCTCACGGCTTGCCCACGACTTTGGTCCGGCATAGGAACCCGGATCAATTTGCATGAGGCAGGACGCCTTTTCGAAGTGTACGGTGCAAGGCAACGTGAAGGTTTGCAGATCGAGAGCGTACTTGATCTTCAACGTTACGACACCGCTACTGTTGGCAATCGCATCTTCCGTTATGAGGTGAAGTGATCTCACAGTCAGCGATTTACGGATTTCAACATAATCACCAACCGATAGTTTGAAGCCATCTGGCAGCCCATTGACGACGATGGTGAAGGCGTTTGTGATTGCCTGCAAAACGCCAGAACCAACGAACGATTCATATCGTCCAAAGGTGAAATCATCCATAAACATAATTTGTGCTGCGCCGGTAGTCGCCAGAGTAGCATACACCACTGCTCTGGCTGCGTTGGCTGGCGCAACAGCCGTCCCTGACAGGAATTGCCACGCCGTCGTAAAGCCTGCGTTTGTCACGATAGGAGACGTTGAAATGATAGCATTTGCCGCAGTGCGCCATTCAATCGAGAGATACGCACCAGCCAATGAGTTTACATTACCCATCACCCAAGCGCCAAGCCGGTATTGCTTTCCTGCAATGATGTTATTCGTGACCAACTGGTTGGCAGCACGCTGTGTACCATTACCTATGCCAGACGTGCCTTTGTCCAATTGCATGCAATAAGAGCCAGTATGACCGATTGATGAATTGATGGTAACGCCTGCACTGAATGCCCATGGTGAGGAAGCCCCGGTTTCAAATCCGCCGTTTGACATCAAGTTGCCGAAGTTTACTCCGGGAAAGTAGTTTCCCTCCGCATATGCTATCGGTCGTGGCCGCCAAGCATCGTATGCAGCGAAGACTTCACCATCATCACCGGCTTGCATCATGAAACCACGCACAAGCCCTTCCTGCACCTTAGTCAAGGCACCGGCGCGATAGCTTGCTGTCCAGTAAGGCGTACCAAATGTCTGTGCTTCAGTGCGCCTGCCTTCCATGCGGTTGGTATCACGTGGGCGGACTGACTTGAAGTCGCACTCGACATAGCCAACCGATGGCAAAGAAATCAGAGTAGCCATTATTCGCCGCCGTTCTGCTTGTAGTTTTTCTGGTTTTCATTGTTCTGCTGAACAACCTTGACCGAGACTTCTTCACTTTCAGCCCGGATCGTGGTGCGGAACATCGGCCCTTCTTCATTGAGAATACGAAGGGTGACTTCCTGCGGGCGATTGTTGTTGGCAGGGCTACCCGTTTGAGCAGACACACCCAAACGCCCTGCACTGTCCCTCTTGAGTGGCATGATAGCTTCCGGTCCTGCTTCACCCATCATCCCCGTACCCTTCGCAAACTTGAACAGGGTCGGGCTATTCACGATGGAATTGGAGAAACCACTGATGCCATTAGGGAAGGCATCTCCATTGGCGTAAAGCCCTCTTCCGCTCATGGATGGCGCCGGAGGAAAGTAGCCTTTCCCATAACTGCCGCCACCGCCTAAACCAAGAGCACCAAGGATTGAGCCAAAGATACCTCCCCCACCTCCTGCAGATCCTGCATTGTTGACTTCGAATAAGGCATTGAGGACGTCATTGAGCAACTTATCGGTAATGCGGTCGAGAACAGACAGGGCAGCATCGCCAAGGCTTTCAAACACAGATTTACCGCTCTCAATGCCCTGAATAAACGTGCTGGCGAAGTCACCTGCCAAGGCGCGCGCTTCTTTCAATTGTTCGTTCGTCCGGATCAGACCGGCTTGCACGGAGTCAAAGTCTATCGGCAGCCCGGCATCCTTAAGTCTTGACGCGATTGTTTGGTCAATGTCCGACCTGAACATCTGCTCGCGCTCGAACTGAAGTTCTGCTTCCAGCGTGGCTTTTGCAGTTGCTTCTGCCAGTTTTCGATAGGCAGCAACCTTGCTCTCGATCTCTTTGACCTGTGCTGGGCTGGCGTGTCTGCCCTTGTCTTCAGCGCTTTGAAGCAGTTCCAAACGCAAGCGGAGTGTATCCGCCTCTACACCGGTTTTACCAACAAGCTGTGCCTCAAGTTCCATCTGGCCTATTCGGTCATCGACAGATTTTATCAGATCGCGGTAAGCGTTTGCTTCTCTCTGAGCTGCACGTTCTCCTGGTGACACCCGACTACGCTGACGTTCCAGCTTTTCCTGTTCAATTTCGTACTTTGACTTTGCAGCGTCCGCCCTCCGTTTTTGTAGCTCGGCCTCATCGATGAAACCGCCACCTGCACTCAGAACCGGAGAAAGTGTCCCAAGAGTGGGGAGAACGTTTTTACTCGCATCATGTAGTAACGCCTCAGCGCTGAGTTTTGTCGCTTCTGAATTGGCAACACTGATTGCGCCGGCCAGAGCAAAAAACCTTTTTGCCAGATCATCAAGCGCCGGAATTTGTGTCTGGTTGAAATGGGCTGAAAGCGCCACTCCTATTCTAATTGCTTCTTCGGTGGCACCTTTGTTTTCTCTTACAGCTTTATCAAGCATCGAGAATTCATCTCTGATTTTTTGGATATCTGTTGATCTTTGCCCAAAGCTTCTCAGTTGACTTTCTGCATCCTCAAGAGCGGAAGCAATGCCCCCAACCTGTTCCTTTGCGGCACCAAATCTGTCGTCTACAGCAGCATTAGTCGCGTCTGAGATATCTTTCTGATCTGCGATGCGCTGCCTCTCGTTTGCATAAGCCGTGAGGGCTGGAAGCGCCTCATTCCATTTGTTGGCGACTGATTGGATAAGAGCCGCTTCTTTTTCCAAGGCTTCAGCCGTCTTGTCGCTTCCCTGCAGAAACTCGAATGCGAACTGGGCGGCAGCGACACCTGCAGCGATTAGACCTACTGTAATAAGTGATACAGGGCTAATTATAGAGCTAAATGATGTCACCAAGGCCGGGCCAATGCTCTGCCCCTTGGCTTTAATGTCGTTGAAAACTGCTGATAGCTGCGTACCCTGCTGAAGCGCAATCTGTAACGGGGACATGCCCATGGCAGCGGTAACGCCGATATCCTGAAACTGAGCAGCGATGTTAGATGTATTGAACGTGCTGCTCACCGATCTTTGCATTGGCGTATCAGAAATCACGGCATTGCGTTGCTTAAGGGCGTCGATACTCGCCAGCGCAGCCTGTCTCTGCCGCGAAAGGGCAGCAGTCATCTCATTCGCAGAGATCGCACCGACTAAGTGAGCCTGCCTTATCTCTGCTTGCGCCACTTTGTATTGCTGGACGGAAGCGAACAAAGGATTGAACTTGGCCCGCAAACCATCCAATTGGCGCCCGTAGGCCTCAATTTCGGCACCGCGTGCCATTCCACCGAAATCGGTTCTCACGTTGAGCGCCCGATTGACGCGGGCTGCGAAGCTTTCAGCATCGTTTGCAGCCTCGCGCAGTTTTTGCGTTATCGGACCTGTCCCGGCCGCCACCTTTGCCAACGCTGCAGGCGCACTCGTTCCCAACTTGTTGACAGCAGTTTCAGTGCTAACCGCAGCCGTCGTCAATTTGTCCAGATCGACAGCAGCACGAACTGCTGGAGATGAATCAACAGCAAGTCCCAGAGAAGCAATAGTCATGGGATTGATCCTTGCGAGTCGGAGATATATCGTCCGGACCGATTGTGGAGGGGTTGATGGATAACTGGCTCAAAACATTGATTGCAGCTGCCTGCATGGTAGTGATAGCGGGCGGCGGGTATTACGCTTGGAGCGAGTACCAAGAAAATCAACAATCAACGTCCTTGTCTCAGAACCGCGAAGATTCAAGACGAGTTGAGAGCCTAGCGGCTGATAGATGCTTCAAGATCGTGAATGATGTCGTTGCTGAACATGCAAAACAGCCCATTACCCAGCCATCTCAGGTATCTGATGTAACCGCTCATGATCTTGGCTTATGCATTCGCAGGGTTAATATGGGTGATTTTACAAAGAATGAATTAGAGAAAACTGGCCTTTGGCAAGTGTTCGGTAATTCCTAAGGACCGCTCGATTTCATTAAAACAACGCGTCGAACAGCTCCATAGACATCGGTCTCGACGACACGACGTCCTTGCTCTCGTCATCTGACGCGTTGAGCAGAAGCATCTTTTCGATATCCATGGCGCTCAAGGCTCGCAGTTCCCACGCTGCTGGTGTTTCACCGTGCAGCCGTGCCCAAGCGTCGATTTCGAGATGACTTATGGGCATATATGCGTAGCCGTTATGGAAGCGCTTTCGGTCGAGATAGACGAACCATTCCCACACGTGCTGACCGGCGGCGGGAATACGAGGCCGCCGATTAGCATGATTGTCTTTGATTGCTGCGCAGAGTGCCCTTATGAGGGCGTCATAAAACCCGAGCGCTTGCCTGCTTTCTTCTCGATCTGCTCACGAATGAACGGGAATCGGGAGAACAAGCGAATGGCGTTTTCTTCCGAATACGGAAGATCAGCACCGTCCAGTACGATTGGAGTCCAAGAGATCACGCTAGCAGCAAGGATTTTGACTGTGTTATTCTCAAAGTCATCAGCCGTTGCCGTTGTGAGGTCTTCGCTGTTGATGCGCTGATCAGTCAGGGCCTTGATAGCCTTGCGCTGGCGCTCGCTGTCAGGACCAGCAACCTTGATTGAGATACCAATGGGCTTGCCTTTTGGATCCTTGATCTCGACATCAATACCGGCTTCCTGCGCATCCTTCAGACCGTCGAAGGCAGCAAGATCATTCATTTTATCTGCTTTGGTTGTCATGATTGCTCTCCTTACGTGGCCGAAGCCGCGACTTTCACAATGTTTGTGTTGATTTCGACTGTGGAGTTAAGGCTCTGAACTGTGTTTGCAGCGCCACCAGCCTCCTGGGCGGAAGTCACCAAGCCTATGAAGTAGCGAAGCGAATTCTTGGGCGCAGCACCAACGGCAGGCTTGTCATTGCCCTCGATCTTGAACGGGTAGTTCAGATCTGTTTTCTCAGCCGCAATGAGTGCAATCTGACCTGCGTCCGAAGCAGCAACAGCAAAGACATTCTGCATCGAGCCAGCATTACGCGTCCCCTTCTGCTTTACGTCACGTTTGCGGTCAATTAGCTGAGTAGTGATGAGTGCAGCAGCATCGCCAAATGCGCCAAGCTGCGTCCAATTCTTGATTTCGGTCCACACTACCGACGTGAAGTCACCAGCAACGACATCGACATCAGGGAGGTCCATTGCCGGACCAATATAGATTCTCATCCCCGCGACAGGGTAAAGAGTGGCCATGGTGGCCTCCTATGCTTGATTTATCCTTGCCGAAGGGATGGGAACGGCATTCGCCTAGAGGTAGGCAACCCAATCTATGGAGACGGGTATCTGTATTCTGTCTGTGTCCTGCATGGGACGTTCAACGCTTGGACGTTTATCGATGCGGACGGGACCGGCAGCGGTTTGCAACTGAGTGCCTTCCGCAAAATGATCGGCAATCTTTCCAGCCACATCGTTTGGTTTAACTGCGCCCTGCCCCGACGGAAACACTACGCTGACCTGTAGGATACCTTGATAGCGGTTCGGCGAACCTGGCGTGATGCAAATGCGCTGATTGCCGTTCGGGATGTAATAGGCCTTGAGATAAGCCGACGATGGCGGCGTGAATGCGATATCCGGGTAAGCAATCGGAAGTTCTGGCGACAACACTAAAGCTGATAGGTGAGCAAGAAGCGCATCCGGAATCATGCCCTCGATTGTTGAAGCAGCCATTATGCGTTCCTCGCCGCAACTCGGGCTTTCGCCAATTCTGTTGCCTGTTCAACGATCTGGGGCCAATTTTGCGCAGCGGTGCGTACGAAAGCATAAGGTTTCTGGCTGTATTTGCGGCCAAGGCTGTCAGTGCCTTCGAACCCATATTCAAGGCGCAGCGAGTAAGCCATGCCGTAGGAGGCCATGACGGTATCTCCAAGTTCAGCACCTGCAATCGTCGCATCGACTGCGCCGATAGCAAATGGCCTCGCGGGCGTATCCGGCGCCTTCTGAATTGCGTCTTGCGGCGGTGTATTGATACCTACTTGCAGGGAGGCAAGATGATGACCCAAATCCTTACGGTTCAAGCCGCCTTCGGTATCAGTCAACTGCATCTGCTCGATGACCATGCTGGCAGATGTGCGAAACACCGCGATCATCCGCCGTTCTGTTTCACGCACCCAATCCTGAACCATACTGGAGAACGAGGCGTTCGAAACTGACATCAGTCCAAATCCGCGAGGAAATCGATCTTGATGCTCATGCGGCACCGGCAGTTGACGATTTCAGATGCCGGCGCATTCGGATCACCCGGGAACTGAAGCGATGCACCACGAGGTGAAAGGAACGGCGTGCGAAACCCGACTGTCTGGCCGTTCATGGCTCGATGCGTATCACGAACCCTACCGTCATTTGTGGAGTGCCAGACACGTTGAACCACTGATTCCGATATTGCTCCGCTGTCGATAAGTTGCTGATAGGCTTCCATCTGGCTTGCGCCATATGCTCCCATTGTTTCAGTCCGGGCGATTGTTTCACCACGAAGCAACAGAAGCCGGTTTGCATATTGCTGAGTGACCATGCGGTCGATCATCTCGACCGGAATTGCCTTGCCGGTGGATATTGTCTTCCGAACCGTAGCATCGAAGCGTTTGTCGCGCCGATTGCGTGTCAGGTAATGCTTCAAACGTTCAGGATCGTTCGAAATAAGCTCGTCACGCGCTGATTGCACATATCCAGCCTGTGTACTCGTCAAGCCTATGATACCACCCTCACGCGAGCCGGTTACGCGGTTTATGCGCCCTGCAAGATCAAGTGCGATTGACCGAGGTCCGCGCCCCTCAACAAGGCCTGTTTCCATGGTGGTACGGGCGGCAACTTTGATATCTTCAACAATGCCGCCGATAAGATTGCTGCCGCGCTCCCGCAAGACCGCCTCGGCGCGATAGTTGCGCATATCGAAGCGGGTAATAAACTTTGCACCGTTCGGCTCCCTGAGCGTCGGCATGTCCGAAACAGCAGCAACGCCACCGCCCTCAAAAGCCTGAGCAATGGCGCGATCCAATGGCCGGAATGCCGCGGGATCGAGATACAGCGCTTCAATTGCGCCTGGGATATCGTTCCGCTCCAGCCGTTCGACAATCCGCTTGATCTGGATATTGCTCTTGATGTCGGCAACGCTCTCCATGAAGGCATTACGTAGGAGCGGTTCGAAATCGGCAATAAGCTGCTCGAACTTCTCGCGGGCTGAAAGGCGCTTGAGCATGAATGTTCTCTCGACTTGTACAAAGCTTTTGGTTAGCTACTCAATCAAAAGCAGAGGGACAAAATGACTACTTTTACCGAGACCACTGTAAACTTCAGCGAACAGCCAACCGGCCGATTTTGCACTGTCACATTGAACGTACTTAAGCTTCCCATCGCAAAAGTTATATTTTTAGACCCGCCGATACCAGACGAGACCGAGGCTGATGAGCGTGCCCGAGTATTGGAAATCGCTAAATCCTTGCTCAGTGAAGCCGCATCGAGCCTTTAGCTCCGGACGAATAGTTTGTGGTAAACAATGGTTGCCGCCGGTTGGAGTGGCGCAACCTTGACGATGGTGTAGCTCTTGCCGTTGAACATGAGCCGGTCAATCGTGGTTGGCTCGATCGCCAAACCCTTTGAAGCGACGTAGGCGGTCTTATCGGTCGATTTGACGAGTGTGCCGTCAACATCTTTCAGTTCAATTGCCAGTACGGCTGCAACGCATGGGTATGGCGTTGGCACCGGCTCACCCGGATCATAGATCGGACCGTTGCCGGGCATGTCGCGCACAATAGAACCAGCCTGCCCGAACTTGTCCAGTAAACGGAGCGCAGTTGCCTGTGCGCGGTCGTAGTTGAACTTACTCATATTCGGGTGTTACCTCGTAGAAACACAACTTTAGGCGGATGGCATGGGCGACAACGACACAAAATTGATACGACTTCCGTTAGAAGCATCCGACCAGCAAATCTTGAACGCAGTCAGGACATGGTGTGCAGCGCTTGCTGCCGAAGACTACGAAGGCGCGCGCTCTATGGTGCGTGCTCCAGGATGGACCGCCGAGAAATTGCGAAAAACCATCGAAGGTTATGATGGATATAACCAATCGGGAGAATACCCTCATAGGCTAAGTCCGCTTGACACCGCCGAATACAGACCCGGTGATGAACCCGTCAACAACCCTTGGCCCCGTCATGAAGTTGATCGTGATGAGGGACTTATTTCTGTTTGGTTCGATCTGCCGCTCGATGGTTACTGGAGTGATCTGACAGCGACATTCTCTGTTGAGACGGAAGGTCATGCGACAGTCCTCTATCTCGACATGGTTCACGTCATGTAAAATTTACACCACCAGAGCCCAAGGCGTGATCTGGCGGAAGAACTGCCAGAGCAAGCCATCAATGATGGTTACAACGGGAGTGGCAGCGGCCACAACGTCAGCAGATGAAGTGCTGCTCGACACGGCATACTCAACCTCAAGCTCGCCAACCTTTTCTTTCTTGGCAATCGAGTTGCCCGTCACAACCGGCGATAGACTGCCGGGGGTGATCAGTTCAAGGAAGGAAGCTTCGTAAGAAGCGTTGATGATTGGCTGGGGAACAGCATCAGCAGGGATTTCTTGGCCGTAGTAGGTCACAGCGCCAGTGCGCGGCCACGCACGCTCTTGGTTGTATCCACCCGCACGTGTTCCTGAAAACTTGGGTTCATACCGATCAATTACCAGAGAGCCGCGCAACATGGCGGCTACGATCTGCGGATCGGTCGTTCCATCGGGAATGACATAGCCATGGTCCTCAGCATATTGCTGGAAACCTTCTTTTGTACCGTAAGCGGCCATGGTCATTCTCCGGTCGAATGGGGTGCCCGGCAGTTTCCGGCCGGGCAGATCGTTATGGCTGGGTCGCGAGCTCTTCCAAGGCGAGAATGATCTCGGCTTTGGTTGCAGGTGTTTTTTCACCGAGCAGCTTCGTTGCTTCAGACTTGAAGGTCATGAACTGACCGCCCTGAAGCGCCAGAACCTGCTCTGCTGTCTTTGACTCATCGCCGCCGCCGCCGTTACCGGCTTCCTGCTTCTCTGCCTTTGCACCTGAAACCTTCAGATGACCGGCATCAAGCCAAGCTTTGACGACTGGATGGTCTTTGACACCGTCCCAATCCTTCTGCTCGGCTTCGAGGCTGCCATTGTTGCCAGCAATGACCGGACCGCCCGGAATGCCAAAGCCTCCGGGACGGATATTCGTGATCGTGATCTTGGACATCTGGTTTCTCCTCAAATCCCGTCAAGGTAGCGCACGGCACCCGGGCGGCGTATTTCGACACTGCCCAATCGGAAAATGCCGGGAACCTCGAACTTCAAGAGACGCTGCTCAGCCTGAAGCCAGCGTAGGGGCATGGGAATGTGGATTTTCACGACATCCGGCGAACGTCGATAAGCCGCCAGTCGGTGCGTGCCCCCAGCACCCGCATTTTCAAGTCCAAACACGGCTCGGATTGTGAGAGGAAGTCCCGTGCGCTGCGTATAGATATTAGCGCGCTGGATATGCTCCAGCACGGTAGTCGTCATAGTTGCATCCAGACGCTTGGTGGCAATTAGAGCGAACCGATCCTGATCCAGAAGGAGCGTATTTGCCTGTTCGATACCGTTGGAGGCAGTGAAGATGACGCTCAGAACGTCGTTGACGTCCTTCAGGATTTCGTCGGCGGTTTTCGTTGGCCACGTTGCAGTTCCAGAAACCCCGTTTGCGGCAGTCAGTGCTGTGACGTTAGTCGCGTTCAGCAAACCTGTCATTCCGAGTTTAGGCCGGCCGAGGAAGGCGACATTGTCTACAAACAGCTCGTACTTTCGACGGGCAGCATCGGCACGATCACTTTCCAAGCGCACGCCATAAGCCTGTGCATGCGCCAGCTCCTGAAGATTGTATCGATAACCGATACCAGCCATGAAAACACGGCTGTTGCCGCTGTCGAGTTTGAAATCGACAAACGGAATGTCATCGCCATCCGCTGCAACTTCTCGGGCCTGACCAACGTCATCGCCCATCGAGAAGAAGTCGATGGCCGTTGTCCAGTCAGGTGCCGAGTTATCGACGGGCACGAGTTCCCGGTACTGGAAGTCCGGATACTCTCGGGCGTAGATGCCCGGCTCAATGTAATTCTGGGCCGTGCGCAGGAAGTTCAGCGCCAGTGCGGGCGCGTCATTGGTGAACATGCTCGTTCTCCTTACTTGGTGACGCCAAGGCGGAGACGTGCAAGCTGGTTGGTACCAGACGTGACGCTTGCCCATTCGGCATTTTCGATGAGTTGGTTTGCGGCAGAGTTCGCAACGTTGGTGAAACCGCCGGTAGGGGTCATGTAGACAGGATCACCCTGAGCAACGGCGACAAGCGCAGTAACGCAGATGGAGCCATTCTTCATGACGCTGATTTGATCGTAAGGCTTGTAAACCTCGCCATTGGCAAAGGGCAGCGTACGATCAACAACAGCAACACCGGCAAACTTGCCTATTGCTGTTGGCAGCTTCACGGTATCCTCGACGGTATCGAACAGAACGCCGCTACCGAAAGGAATGTTGCCGGAAGTCGCATTGACGATCATCGAAATGATGTGATGCGGTTCCGTGGTCGCGATCATGCCGGGATAACCCGCCGGAGTATCACGCGAATAGGATACGGGTGGGAAAGCCATTATGCGGACTCCTTCTTGCCCTGCCATGCGGCTGCATCGCGAGCGAGCATTGCCGTGTAGGCGTCATTGGAATTCTGCGCGCTATCGTTGTTCTGGATGCCGTTCTGCACAACGGTGCGGAATGGGTCGGCGACCTTCTTTGCGTCTTCTGCAAGGATGTCGAAGCGAGCATCGATATAGGCCTCAGCCTTGTCCTTCACTGCTTCATCGCCAAGCTTGGCGACAACGGCAGCCTTGCGGATAGCGGCATCTGTCAGGCCTTCCGTCTTCACATCCTTGGCGATTGTTTTCGCCACAGTGATCAGATCGGCGCGTGCCTGGACGCGCTTGTCGAGATCGGCATCGGAAAGCACCTTGGCTTTCGTCGCATCGATTTCAGCGTCTTTCTTCGCGATTTCGGTATCCTTGGCAGCGAGGGCGGCATCTTTCACGTCAAGAGCCGTTTGATGAACCTTCTCTGCATCCGCAAGCTTGGTATTGGCGTCAGCAAGCCGCGTCTGCAGCGTGCCGATCACCGTGGCACCCTGATCGGTTACTTCAACCGGGATGCCATCGACGGTAACCGTCTTCAAGGTCATGATCTTTTCCTTCTCTGGTGTTTGATCATTGGTGATCGGGGCAGCGCCCCATACGCTCGCATCACCGATGCGAACCTGTTTTCCGGCCCTTCCCTGCTGCACGATGGCAACGTGGTTGAGCCGAATATTCTTCTGGATGGCGTCATACTCATCACCGGTTGGCGTCTTGCCGGCAGTCCAGTCGAGATCGCAGGTGTAACCCGCGCTCAACTCCTGCTTGCCGCCTTCGATGGCGAGGATGGTTTTCTCATCGCTGACCATGAGAGGAACGCGAATGAATATGCCTTCGCCTGAGACTTCATCGCCTGTCTGGCCGACAGCTACGTCCTTCCAGTTCTTGGATGTCACCTGTTCGTCAGGATGGTCATTGGTAACAGGTCGATGTGCTGCGCTTTTGAGCGTGGCGTCGCTAAACACCTCGGAACCCGGCCGATAGACCCGAACCTCGGCCATGTCTGGCTTGCCGACTTCCCAGCCCAGATAGTTCTGAATACCGGTACGGGCGATACGAGCGTCGGCAACAAGGTAGCCGTCATCACGCCGGCGCGTTCCCGCGACGGTTACAGCGTCTGTGAATTGCATGACTTCCTCCGGCAACCCTCGACACGAAGGGTCAAGATGTGCGAAGCAAACTCCTCAACAGGGAGGAGTAAGCGATGATCTATCAGGTGCAGGTTTTAAAATCGGGAACAGTGTTTTTTTCTCACGAGCTCTTACTGCAAGTCGGTTATTCGTTTTCCGACCAGTTTAGTTCGGCAATGGATACGTTTCGAATGAACTATCCCGATGTCAACTTGATGGACGAAGACGTCGAAGTGAAACTAGGCAGAGCCAGCTAGTCTTCATTGACTTCTTCGAACATCTCCGGTCCGAGCACGATCTCACCTTGATATGGCTCGACATTCGTTAAATCCGGCGCGTCAGGATCATATGAAATGGTGATGTGTGGGTTATACTCGGGATGATCCCAGGTAGCGCCCTTCTCGACCATCTCTTCATGACGCCAACGCAGCATGTTCGAGTTGAACAAAAGCACGCGAGCCTCGCCGAACTTCTCCATCAACCGAGCGCCACCGCGTGGAATCTTGACTTCGTCTTCCCAAGTTGAGCCCATTTCCATCCAGTCAACCGGCTGGCGGCTGAAAGTGATGGTAACGTGCAAGTCGTCGGCAGGGAGCGTGGTCTTGAAACCCTGCTTCTTTGCCCATGCGATAATCTGCTTGGCATTCAGGACATCACGACGAACATAAAGCGTGCGTGGTGCAGCATCGTTGGCGGTCTGTGGCTTCTCTTCCACCTTCTCAGGTGTTGTTGAAGCCTCGATGTCCTCGTCCTTGTCTTCCTGCTCTGAAAGCCTGCCGTATTCTTCCATCGCGGCTTCGAGACCGGGCAGAGAGCCGTCTTCGATGAAAGTGTTCACGAGTGCATCAGAAAGAGCATCGATCGGCAGCAAGGCTGGCGAGGTGTTCGTACCAGCAAGAGCGCGTCCAGCATCGGCTTTCGTCTTGAATACGTCGGCCTTTTCCTTTTCGGACATGCCCCAGAGCGGAGCCCATGTGAAATGCACATCCTTATCGCGTGCGCCGGTAGCGCTTCGTATCAGGCATTCGTCCATGACGGACATCGCAGGGGTCATCTCGACTTCCTGCATGGCCTGAAGGCGGTCGTAGTAGTTGCGCAGATCGCTTTCGCCGGTCGCGTTCATGCCCGCAGGTGACTGCCCCAGAAGCCTCGTAGCAGGAATATCCGATGCACCGGACACGATCTGAAGGAATGACATCAGAACTTCAGGTAACTGCGCGAAGCTGGCCGTCTTTTGTTCAAATTCTTCGTCTTTATCGAGCAGTAGATCGCCGTTGATGCCCTTTGAAGTGGCGGCAAGCGTATAACGTTCCAGAAGCTTCTCACGGTAGACGGGATCACCAAGGCTCTGCATGAATTCCGGAATCCGGATTACATTGACCTTTGCCTCGAATACCAAGCTGGCGATATTCGCTGCGGTACCGTCGGCTTGTTTGATCGCATCCATTACCGATACAAGAACACTGTCGCCCCAGCCCTGATACGCGCCAATCGATAGATCATCGTCCGGCTGCTCATTGCCACTGAACATGACAAGGCGTGAGGGATGGATATCGACCTGGCCGCGAAGCGTTGACGTCAAACGGAATGCTTGTGGCTTTCCATACCACTCTGACGCTGGATCGCGCTCGATCTCTCCGGCCGTCAGTTGCCGACGGGTGAGCACTGTCAGGTACTTCAGACCGCCTTTGCCTACCTTCTCGACTTTGAGCGGCTTTGCAAGGTCAGCTTCACCTGTACCGATCATAAGAGCAGCGCCACCCCAGAGCCGCGCACGAATGCGGGCCTGAAGTAGCTTGCCCTTCACATTAAGACGCTTTTCTTCGGCCTCGATCAGTTCGATCTGGCCGCCCTTGGCCTGCCAGTCTCGCCATGCCCGCACACTATCAAAGGCTGGAATATCGATGATCTTGCGAGGAAGCCAAGCACCTCGATAGGCGTTCAGTATTTCCTCATCTGAAAGCAAAGGCTGGGCATAGAATGTAGAAGCTGCCTTGTCCCGCTTGGTGTTGATGTTTGCAACAAAGCTGGTCAGGCTATCGCCTATCGTGGCAAGTCCATCGCGGGCAAAGGTGACAATATTTCCCATGTCCGCTCCTAAATGTTGTCGAGGGTGAAAGTCGATGTAATGTTGACATTGTCCGCAGCGATCAGCGCGTCAGCCAAGTTGTGAGATTTGACGCCCAAGTCCTTCTTGAGCTTGAGCTTTGGAACGACGCGTTTCTTTCCATCGCTTTCGACCCACCAAGGCACACAAAGCTCGGTAAACAGCGCATCCAGCTTTTCCGCGCCCATCGCTGAAGCAAATGACAGGACATCCTCGGGCCTAATCGACTGGCCACGCGTAACAGCATTGAATGTGAGCATGGCGCGGCGAGCCGTATTGGCCCAAGCCTGCGCTTTCAGGTTTAAATACTCGTCTTTGTTGAGCGGGCTGTTGCTGTTCAGCCGATCACTTGGCTTGTCAGGATCCATCACCGCATTGCCAGCATGGAAGGCGTAGTGCCTTACCTTTGCCCCGTTAGCCTTGTTCTGCTCATCGATGTAACCGCCAATGAAGGCACCCACGCCAATCGTATCGTAGGAAACAAGAGCCCCGCTGTTTTTTGCCTTTGCCCAGACTAGCTTGGCGTTCTGAACCAGCTCATCTTTGCCCGACGCCCAATCATTCGCGTCTGTAAAGACGCCTGCAATCTTGTCGGCAGTTGCGCAATTATCCTCGCCATCATCGGCAGGATCGAAGCCTATGACGTTCCGGCCGGTAAGATTGATGTCCAGCACGAGGTGAGCATCAACACAGGCATTGAGCCAACGGCGTTTGAATATAGAGAGCTCACTATCACCAAGAGGAACGCCACCATAGATGTGTTCGAACGTCTCAGGATCTTGCTCCCTCATTACCGCGATGTCGCGCAATGCCTTTTGTGACAGGAATGGGTTTTCGGTGTAATTGATGCGCCTGACGACACAGTGTGGCGGCACGTTGACTACGAAGTTCTTCCAAACGTAATCGGTGACCAACTTCGGATTGAACAGCAGGATTGCGAGACTGTCTTCCTTGCGGATTGTCGGCGCTATAACTTCCCATTGATCTTTAGTAAGCTTTTCTGCCTCTTCCACCCAGAGGATGTCGATGTCAGACGTTCCCTTGATCTCATCAAGGTTGCGCTCGATACCGTAGAATATGAATTCCGAGCCAGTCGCCTTGTGGATGATGGTCGTCTTCTGAACATCGAAGGCTTCGGACAGTCCAAGATGACTGATTGCCCATTTCAGTTCTGTGTATACGGATTCCTGAATTCGGTTCTGAAACCGCCTGATGCACAAGACACGCATCTTGACGTGAACATGGTCGACCAGTCTGACTAACTGGCAAGCTGTGTCTCTTGTCTTTGAGCTTGACCGGCCACCGTGCAAAACGGCGATATCAGCCTGCCCTAGGAATACCTGCTCCCAGAAATCAAACAGCGCAGGATTTGTAAGGGAAACATGCGCATTCACTCTGCAACCTTTTGGCGGAGAACATCACGCCATGAGCGTGTCTCGGTCTGGATAGGTCCGCCATTCTTGCCGGTGTGTTCGTTCTTCTCAATCAGGAGGCCATGCAGCTTTGCCTTGCCCATTACGGCAGCAACAGCGGCGCTTGCGCCCTTCTCATCGGCCATAGCCAAGCGACGGGCTTCTTCGAGTTCATTTGTCAGGCTTTCCACTGTCACCATTGTGAGCAGTTTTGCCTCGTCCTGCAGTTCTTTTACCCTTGCGGAAACCTTGGGGTTGGCGAGCAGTCGTGAGGATTCCTGCCATATGGTTTCTGGCTTTGTCTTTAGCTTAACGACATAAGCCGTTCTGTATGCCTCGGACGCATTGCCCGTCTCGACATATGCTCGGGCAAACGCCTCTTGCTTTGCTGTTAGACTCACGTTCTCTTCGTCCTATTGATATGACTTAGGGGAACTGATTATGAGCACTATCCGACTGAACTATTTTGCGCTCGCGCTCATAACATTGGCTGGCTGCAATACTAATGCCAACGACGAAGGAGTTAGGGAGCTCTACCGCACTAATTCCGGGTTTTATAAATCCAAGTTGAATGAATGCTTAAGCAAGAGTGCTGGGCGCACTCCAGAGCAGAATAGAATGCTCGCCGCTTATATGAAAACCAACTTGAAGAATCCAATCCCACTCTACTGTAAGCGACTCATCGATGGCGCAAAGAATGGGAGACTAACATCGAATGATACGCGTGACCTGTTAAGCACAGGCGTCCCCAATGCAAAAGTTCTGGCGGTAATCCAAGGAAAATGACGTTGTCCACTCAACCAGTTCGGGAGCGGGTGCAAAGGTAATTGTCGCATCAACAGCAGTGATTGTTTCAGGTGGTAGCAAGCGAGACATGAACATTGTGATTGCCCTTTGCCAAGCTTTGGGCAAACTTCTCGTGCCGTGCGTTTTTCAGTACTGGCATGAGACACCTTGGAGAATGATAGCAGTGAACGACGAAAAGACAGATACAGTAGAAGTTGCTGAAGGCGCACGAAAACTAGCGATTGATATCGCGATAAGGGCATTGATTGAACATGCCAGCGCTACTGACCCTGATCTGCGGCATCGTATACTTCAAACTATCGAAACCTATATAACCGGGCTTGAGCCGCAGTCGGAACTGGAAAACGATTTTGCTGAAAGAGCCAGGGCTAACGCTCAATCTCTTATCCGACCAGCTTCATACTAG